CGATGAATCATATCAAGTTCCTTGTCGGTCATAAGATCGTTCAGCACATGGACACCCGGTAACCGTACATTATAGGGCGTGCGACACGTCGCCTTGAGCAACAAGCGTACGTTGGGAACCTCGAGGCGCACAAATGCCTCGAGGAGCATTTTGATATTTTTTCTAGGATCGGCCATGTTTCCGATTGTATAAAAAATGTACGGCCCGTCGTCAGGCGCGAGACTATATTCCGGTTTGGCCACCGCGTGACGCAAGACTTTGAATTCACCGTGTGGAAACTGTCTCTCGAAAACCTTTTTACAAAATTCACTCGGCACGTAGAGTGTTCTGTACCGATCGACGAGTATGCCATAGTCGGGATGGACCGTTTCGGTTTCGCACACCGTCATGTACATCCGGTGTTTACACGGGGCGAGGTGCCAATCGACCATCGTCATTTGGTTCTTGAGCGGGAGCACGAATGCAAACCCGATCTCGTGAACGTTACTCGACGGAGGGTGGTGGTATTCGATGTATTCGCCGCCGACCAGATCGGCGTACCGTTTCGTCACTTGGCCGATACCGGCCAGAAGACTCGGGCCGACGAACAGCATTTACGGTACAGTGTAGCATTCCCCTAACTGAGTATTTTCAATTTCAAATTTCTACTTAATGGTGTACGGGCTAATAGTCCAATCTTTGCTGCACGCTGTTTAATAACCGCAGCTCTTCCATATCGTTGTATTGTTTTCGCTGCCCGATTACGTTTATTTCTGGAATAATTACCAATGGTATTCGGCATGTTCCACGACTGAGTAATTGATGACGGGTGACTTTGTCTAAATTCGCGTGACAGTAATATATGGGCATCTAATAGTCTTTTTCTCGAATCGTTAAATTGTTTTTCGATATTATACGGAATTGGGCCACCGGGTGGATAATTCTGTACAATTGACCGAGCACGAACCATTACATTTCTGTACGCCCTGTTATAATTAACGAGAGCCTTGTTTTTTCGTCCTGGCCCGTACCCGATGTAACTCAAAAATCTGCGCATCATTTATTACATGTGCATTTTTTTATCTGTACCGGGAAGCTGTTCTAACCGACGCGACGACGGGCCATCGATCGCGTGACTGTTCCTATACGTGTCCGTACTCGGGGCGTCGGTGTCGGGGTAGGTGCCTGAAAAAAACGCATAACTTGTGCACGCGAAAGAGAGTGATGACCTACGGAACTGATCGCTCGGCGGGCCATCAACAACATTTTGCGTCGGCGCACTGCCTGTAAGGCTTTTCTGGCAAGGCGCTGTGCGCCAAGAAGTAGACTACCTTTTCGTAGATTATTCAGTCTATTTGCTGGAATGTTTTGTTCGAGCGCGAATTTACGTTCTTCGAGATTGTGAATCTGGTGAAGCAGACTGTTTGTAATACGATTCAGTCTGGCGTGTTCGGCCTTCTTTTTCTGCTGGGAGCGCGCATACCGAATATAGTTCATACGTTGGTGAGTGCGGCGTAGTTTACGCAGAACGTTCATGTACTGCTGGTTCATTAGTAGGTACCCAGAAAATTAACGGTACGGTGCAGAATTCTTGATATTACGGAGAATGCTCGCCTTTGTCAGTCTGTTTCCCGAACTGGTGTACCACTGACCACCCCGATACCGGTAACTACTATTGGCCCGCATCCAGTTGGCCCCGGTGACCCAAAACATCAGGTCCGGGATGGACACGTTTGCGACCGCAGCCTCATTTCCACCGAGATATCGGTTCACTTTGTTTTCGATCGCGGCAATCTTAGCATTGCGAACAGGTGCACCCTTCGCGTAACTCATGCCGGCTTTGACGCGCTTCAGGTACGAATTCCACGTATGGTTCGCCTGGCGCGGTTTTTTAGGCTCGTTGGGAAATACGGGCGCCGGTCGACGCAGGCCTGTTTTTCTACTGATTGTAAATGCAGGCCCGTTGAGCGTATTAAAGAAATAGTAGTTGCGGCCGTACTGCGGAATGTAATAACGCCACGTCCGATCTTTATAGGCCGCCGGATTCTTCTTGTCCAGGGCCGTGAGTTTGTACAGACCGCCCTTTGGTACCTTGTATGACATTTTAAGTGATCTGTTCAGTACGGGGTATCTTTGGCGCGAAACGACACCGGGCATGGCTCGCGCGAGTGCCGCCCGCGTCGACGCATTTGCGCGCGCGGCAATAAACTGCCATACGTGTGCCGGAAAGACATTACGGGCCGGTCGGGCCGGCGGCGAAGGACTGCACGGTGATGCCGATGGCGATCTGGTTTTACAGGCGGTACAACACGACATATATATACTCTCATTCAAGAAGAATATATGGCCTGCATAATTGACGAATCCTCGAGCGGAACGAGGTCCGGACGTGTCGCCACGAGACGCCGCGTCGCAACGTCTTGGGCGACTGCAAGTTTGTGTTCGAACGCATCAAGGTCTTCGCCGGTCGCGCGTCTAAATTCCGTATCGGTTGTTATATCACGAAGAGCCATGATATACCCCATAGCGTAGTTGGCGTGCAGAACCTGAATCACTTCGGATTCATCCTGAAGACTCGCCACCATATACCGCGCCGCTTGGCGATAAAGAGTTCGGATCGCTCGATCGTCAACTTTACTATCGTTGGTCGTCTGTGACAACCACCACGACATGACAAGTACGACTACGGCAACGATGACAGCAAACTGCTTTTTCATTTGTAATAGTTTAATTTTATAATTCATCGTTCGCAACCATACGCGCTACGACATTATTTATTTCGGCACGCGTATACGGGTACACATTTTGGGTCGCGGGGTTGAATCCACCGTAAAGGTGCATTCTGATATTTGCCGGAGTTATCCATTGATTATTCGCGCGGAGTTGGCGGGCGACGCGTCTGATGTTGTTCTGTCTGGCTTGGCGCGCACGGCTCAGAATCATCATGACGATTTCGCGCGGCAGTCTGGGTACGGGAGTCGGTGGTCGCCGTGCACGTTTAGGGGTTCGGGTATTCAGGTTCGTGGTCGCTTTCCGTTTCATTAATGTTCCACACGATTTTATTCGAAGACGTGATTATAAAGGGTGTCTTTATAATCACGACCCTGGTGGGTGTCGAACCCACAGTCTCAAGATTAGAAGTCTTACGCATTATCCAATTATGCTACAGGGCCAGGTTCCAGCGAGGATCGAACTCGCATTACAGGATTCAGAGTCCTATGTACTAACCATTATACTATGGAACCGTTGAGAGCTCTCGTCGGGGTTCGATCCCGATACCTCTCGCTTACTAAACGAGTGCTCTACCAATTGAGCTACGAGAGCATAGTGCTCCAACCCAGGATCGAACTGGGATTAGCGGCTCCCTTACCATGAAAAACATGTTTTTCATAAGACCACTGTACTTACCGATTATACTATTGGAGCTCGGGGTACAAGCCCCTTTTTTTCAGATTCCGGTCGAACCAAACCCGTCGGCACCACGGGTCGTATCTGGTAGCTCACCCTCGACGACATCGGCGCTCACGTATTGCTCAAGGATGAGCTGCGCGATGCGATACCCGGGCTTGATCACAAACGGTAGACGCATATCCGTGTTGACGAGTACAACCTTGAGCTCGCCCGTATAGTCCGGGTCGATCACACCTGCGAGCGTATCCAGACCGTGCTTCACGGCCAGTCCAGAGCGAGGTGCAATGCGACCATAGGTTCCGGGTGGGAGCTGAACGGCCACGCCGGTAGATACGACGACACGGTGTCCAGGAAGGACGACGTACCCGTCGGTCGCGTAGAGGTCATAGCCGGCGGCGCCCGCAGAGCCGCGCGCAGGGAGGATAGCGTTCGGTGTCAGGCGAGTGACCAGAAGCTGTGCTGCCATTGTACTTATATGGGGCATATTTTCTTTAACTATATTAATGAGTCGCTGCGAGACTCGCGAAGTGTATACCATTTCGGTCGACAGCCTGTATGCCTCGGCGCCGAACGCATCGAACGTGTTTACGGCCTACCTCAACGTGCCGCTCCGTAACGTCGTCCGGGCCGAACTTCTGAGCGCCAGTATCGACTCGACCGGGGCGCCGACATCCAATGTCGTATACGTACAGGTTGAAGAGCTCGTCAATAAGTTTCACGACCACGCCGTACTCAAGTATCAGCAGTCCGTTTCCGGAAATACATCGAGCGTCGGCCAGGTGACACAGGTTCCCGTGAACGCGCGTGTCATGGCCGAGGCTTTTGCGACCGTCCACGGTGTTCCGTCCGGCGGACGGTTCCTGTTCGCGTCCGCGAGTCAGTATCCGGCCTACGCATCATACATAAACCCTATTCGTAAACTTGACCGGCTCACCGTGTCGCTCTACGATCAGACGGGTGCAAGCCTGGTCACAAACGCGCCTACGTTCATGCTTTTCAGATTCGAGTGCGCGACCGATAACCAGTGTCTGTACTAGATACTCGAGTGAATAATCATTTTATTAATACTTTTGTGTCCCGCTGTATAGTCTTCTAGAAACTCAATGTGTTGTTCGTCTCGGTGTGTCCATAAAAATTTAGCAGACTTTTTAATTTCTTCAAGTAAAACATCTTTATTTGATTTAAAAGTATTCAGTGTTTTTTCATACCACGGACGGTCGTCTAGATTCACACCAGCGACCCGTGCCATCATATGAAAAAAGGCTGATGAACTTTTCGGGATTGGCTTCGAAGATACGCCGGTCCACGAATCTTCAAAAGGGTAAACATAAAATGGTTTTTTTGACATGTCAGGTGGTTCATCATTCACAAGACGGTGTTGGGGAAGAAATTTGTCTTTATTTCCTGGTTCAAAATTTGCAGGTTTTTCAACAATTTGGACACAGTATTTCATCGGTACGGGATCATGAAAAACGACTTCATTTAGATCAATACCTGTTTTGTTCAGTTGTTTTATTTTTTCAAGTGCTTCATCTAAATTCCAAGGATAGTATGTGTTAAATTCAGAAATCATTCCATTTTGATCTCCTAAATTTAAGTGCCAGTTGGTTTGTTCTAAAAGCCGAGCTGAAAAAAACAGGGCAAATTTTCCAAAATAAATATTGAGTTTTTTGAGGTTATCTTCTGTGACAAGTGAAAAATAAGCACCTGGAAATTCATAAAATCCATCGGTCCACGGGCTTGTTCGTATTTCTTTCCATTTTGAAAATATATTAATATTGTTACCTCCTTTATATTGATCTGTTTCGATATTCAATTCACCACGTTCACCTGTTACATGAATAAGATACAATGCCATCGTAATATGTTCTACTATTTTTTTATGTACTAGAGAAGACGCATGAGAAGTGTCGCCAGGGCCGTAAGACTCGTGACGGACACTTCGTCAGTCACGACGTGTAACAATTCAATAGGGGAAACTTGAACGTGGTGAATTACGGTGTCGTTCACGACCGACGGCACGAATCCAACCACGGACGTTCGCACAATGTGCCGTTCGACGAACCGGCTCGTTCGCTTCATCATGGGACCAGAGTCCCGAAGGACTTTCCGGACCTGGACGCACGTTCGTCTCATCCCCTTTTAATAGATCGGATTATTTGTTCGGCGCGTTTGCGTGCGCCGCTTACGTTTCTGGAGCCTATCTTCTTTATGAAGTTCTGTACGGCGGCGTTGCCACGACGCAGTTTTTGAAGCGAGCCCAACCGGGCTGCATTCTTCAGACCCTTTTCGGGCCGTTGGCCTGTGAGCGGGTTACGATTTTTGATACCCGGGTAGACAAAAGAACCGGCGAGCACAACCAGAACATTCTTGTACATGTATTTCAGACGTTCGAGCGGAATACCATAATGGCGCGTAATTTCACGGTGGATGTGATCACGTGCGATACCCGGCACGTACGCCAAGGTAGAATCGACAAACTCGACCGGTTCGGCCATACCCGGAAACTGTAACTTGTACGAAATAACCTGGTACACAGTCTTTCCGGTCGCAGGCAGGACCCGGATCGGCGGAACAAACTCATTCACGACCAGTTTTACACCGGCCGTCCGGTACTCCTTGTTGAGCCACGCGATGAACCCCGTCACGTGTCTGGACATGACTTGTCGCATGGCAAAAATGCGCGTCGACACGGCGACCCGCGACGTGAGCCGCCGCGGGACCGCAAATGTGAAATCGAAATCGGACGTACCGCGGACGAGCGGCGGCATCTTCTTGCGTCGGGCCTCGAGGTACAGCCGGACGGCCATACCACCGCCGAGATACGGAACGAAGCCGCCGTACTGGCGCGTCAGACGTCTGTGCGTCTTGCAATACGCGACAAACAGTTCGGGGAGCGAACGTACGATGGTCCGACGGTCATAGAGCGCCCGCGGGTGTTCCTTCGTGACCCGGCGTTCGAGCGTCCGGGCGCCGTCACACAACATAATTTCGGCGTGGAAAGCACCCTCGTGAAATATACTCTTGCGCCGCGGCGAATAGTATCCGTCGTACCGTTCCGGGCGAAGAAATTCACGCGTCAGCCGCTCGGCCAACTTGGTATCGACGGCCGAGACACTCAGGCGTTGACCGGCGCGCACATTACGTGCCCCGGGTACACCGTTCCTCTTTCCGTACATAACCTTGTAGGCGGCAGCCTGTTGTGCACGGGTCGTACCGGTCCCGAGCGCGAACCGAATCAACGTACGGGTTTCTTTGGTCAGACCGGGGTACTTGGTCGTCAGAAGTTTCAGGTTACGGGGCGACATCGTAAACAGACGTACGGCGCGCTTCGTCTGATACGCCAAAGGGTGACCGTACCCCTTGGCGATCCGGGGGTTCGTCGTGACGAAGAAATGGCGGACGTCACCCAGTAGACGCCTGACTCTCACACCCTTGTACACTTTCGTGCCTTTGGCAAGACCTGTTTCCTCGAAAATCATCTCTACTAAGAGTAACGACGAAAAAATGTCCGGACCGGCAAAGTATATAGCTTTGCTCATGCGTTCGCGCGAAAAAGCGCACATGTACCACCTGACGACCAAGTCGTTCGCGGAACATAAAGCGCTCCAGGCGTACTACGAGGGTATCGTACCCCTGCTAGACGCGTACGCCGAGGCCTACATGGGCAAATACGGTCGGCTCAAGCGCATGACGCTCCCGCGCAACAACGCCCGGACGCGCGTCGGTGCCCGTGCGTATTTCAAGGGTCTGCTGACGCGCATACGCGCATGCCGCATGCCACGTGACACCTACCTGAAGAATATTCAGGATGAAGTTACGGCGCTCGTCCGGTCGACGCTGTACATGTTAACGCTGAAATAAAGAATTTAGACTAAATTATATATAAATGCGGGTAATCGTGCTCGGATCGGATGGAGTCATCGGGCGCGCTTTTACGCACTACGCTAGGGAAAGGGGTCACCATGTAACTGAATGGGATATTGCCCTGGACAGTGGTCACGATTTAAGAGTTGCCAACTCTCTTTATTTAAAAGACGTTGATTTTGTAGCGTTTTTTGCATTTGATGTCGGTGGGTCAAAGTATTCAACCACTACGGCCGAGTACATTTCCAATAATATGAAACTCTTGGAAAATACATTTAGTGCGATTCGCGAGTCAGGTGTTCCATTTATACATACGACGTCCCAAATGTCAAATATGGATCATAACCCGTACGGTCCACTCAAACGCGTCGCTGAATTTTATACCGAATATTTAGGAGGAATAAATATTAAAGTATGGAATGTATATGGCCCCGAAGAGATTGGAGATAAATCTCACGCAGTTGCTGATTTTATACATCAAGCTAAAACCGGCGGACGTATCAGTATGCTCACCGACGGCGAAGAGACGCGCCAGTTTCTTCATACCGAAGATTTTGCGGTAGCGGCATGTCACATTATGGAAAATTTCGAATCTGTAAAAAGTAAATATGGCTCAATGATAGATATAAGTAATTACGAATGGGTAAGTATTAAAACTGTTGCTGATATCATTGCACAATTTTACAACGCAGAACTCCGCCCAGGATCAATTACATCAAGCTTTCAGACAAAGGTTAATGAACCACGTCCCGATTTTCTTGCATCCGGATGGAAACCCCGTATCAGTTTGAAGGATGGGATCGAAGGCCTGTGTGCAAAGTGAACAGTTCGCCGGCCCTAATATAATCAGCGAGCGGATTGCGCGACGTCGCAAGTTCGAACGTTTTGGCATTCGCGTTCTCGGAACACATGGATGTCCAATCGTCCCCGACGCGCCCGATCCACGGATGACACACGACCCGTTTCGGAACACCTTTGTGATCAAAAAAACGACCCATAATGTAATCGTCACTGATGTACATGACCGGATCTACGTCGGCTGACAATGGTGGGAGAACCGGAAACCCTTTGAGGACCCCGAGCCGAAACATCGTCCCGAACCCATTCTCGAGAATGTCCGCCCGGTTTCCGTGCCCCCATACAATTCCGTAACGAAGTTGTCCCGTGTGACGCAACACCGTTTCGGGATAATACATTCCGCTGTAACCAACGACGTCGCCGAATTGTTTCCATCCCTCGTAGAGTCCTTCGATGAATCGCGGTGCGTACGTCATATCGTCGTCGAGCGTCACGACGAGCGTCTCTGGATCGGTTTCGTGGGCGAGAATGGGTAGAATTTTGTTGAGACACGCCCGGTCGTGTTCGAGTTCGATCACGTGTACGCCTAGTTCTTTTAGTTTCGGGATGAGGCCTTCGTCGAGCGTTTGGCGAAACCGAATGTACTCCCGCGGAATGTTCACATACATGACATCGGGTTTGACAGTACCGGCCTGAATGCTCTCGATCGTCCCTACGATGGATTCTTCGCGTGTCGGGATGACTGTCATCGTCGTTACTAAGCGAACCATTAAAGATACATCCCTAAATATCTTTAGTTTGATGTCTATTGACCTAAGAGACTTGGACATTGTATATCTTCACGGCCCACACAGACCAGAACGTAAAGACCATATGGAGGTGCACCTACAAGAAAAGGGTCTGACGGCCGAATGTCACGTGGGCGTATGTGACAAAGGTCCACTGAGCGGTGTCCTTGGTATGATTTCCATCATGAAGAAACGTCTTGCAGGTGAATTTAGACCGTTCGTTTTGCTCGAAGATGACTGTAGCCCGACGAAATGGTTCAGACACGTGTTCCCTGTACCGAAAGACACAGACGCTATGTACCTAGGCCTGAGTATGTACGGTATCCATCCCGTACACGACTTTGGTATTCCGCAAGTTTCGTATATGGGGGTTCCCGGTGAACCGGAACTTGTAAGACTTTTTAATATGTTGTCGAATCATGCCATTTTCTTTGTATCAAAACGATGGACCGAGAACTGTCTGTCGTGTTTCGAACAAACTGTCGCGCGTGCAAAAGACCCACGCGCATACGACATCGAACAGTGTCGCACAATTCCAAACTTTAATGTCTACGCTCTCCGTGAGCCATTGTTCTTCCAGGATTCAAAGGTGGGTGGCCAGGAGGATGCAACGTACGTAACGTTTAAAGAATAGAATCTTTTTTAAAAAAATGGTCCTCATTGTAAACTTATTTGATATGGAGTTTGCACATGCCCGTGAAATGCATGGGTGTGATGCATGTGGCGTACTTCCTGCGACGAAGATTCAATATGTGCGCGATCAGATGAACTGGGACGGTATCACGCTTTTTACAGATCAGTGTATGTCATATGTCGACCAGGTCCAATCGCGTATCAAAATCGCCTGGATCCTAGAACCCCCGGTGATTAGGAATACATGGTATACCAACAGCAACCATAAATATCTTGAAGAGAAGTTTGATTATATTCTGACATGGCACCCCGATCTACTCAAAAGTAATCCTCAAAAATATATTAAATATATTACGTCAGGTGTTCGTATACCTGAACCGGATCGATCTGTGTACGAAAAACCAAAACTGGTATCACTTGTGCTCTCGGCCAAAAAAGATGCAATTGGTCATCGTCTCCGTCACGAGATTGCTGAAAAATTTGGTTCCCAAATGGATACGTACGGCGGCCAATACATTCCGTATCCAGAATGTCTCGTGGCATACAAAGATTATGCATTTGTCATCGTGACGATGAACTGTAGCATAGATAATTATTTTACAGAATATCTGACACATGCATTTGTCACCGGGGCTATACCGATTTTATGGGGGTGTCCGAATATTGGCGAATTCTTCAACACGAAGGGTATTATTCAGTTTGAAACACTCGATGACCTTGAAAAAATTTTACCAACTTTAACATTTGAGTTGTACGAATCCATGAAACCCTACGCGCTTGAGAATTTTGAAAAGGCCAAGGGTTGTATAAGTATAGATGACAATGTCGCCGACGGTATTGCGCATCTGAATAATTCTCTGATCATTCCGGGTGACACAAACTGATTATTACCGATGTAGACACCCTGTGCATTCACGAGCTCGGCATTTGGTACCCGGACCGTATCTGTCCACTTTTGCAAGAATGGTTGTTGGAGAAGATTCCCGGCGACAATCGGGCGGTGCTCAATGTGCATCGCGTCAAAACGTTCTTTGAGAGCCCGTAGCATAGATTCACTTCGACAAATAAACGGTAAGCAGAAACTACTATTCGTCTGGTCGGCCACCGGTATATAAAATAGATGTTCGAGTTTACGAAGTTCTTCTATGAAGACGGCGTAATTCAATTTGCGCCGACGTATAGTTTCGTCGAGGCGAGGAAGTTGAGCGAGACCGAGTACGGCACCAAGTTCCGTGTTTCTGAAATTGAATCCGTCGGTCAGAAACAGAAACCGCTTATCGATTGACGGCCAGTCTGTGACGGCTTTTGCGAAATTGTCTGGTGACATTTCGCGCGCCATACCATGACTGCGTTTAAGACGCATCAGTTCGTACAATTCTTTATTATTTGTCGAAATCATACCACCTTCTATTGTTGTCATGTGGTGTCCGTAATAGAAACTAAATGTCGAGCCGGTCGATGAAGTAGATCCGCGCCGAACCCCGTTATCATCCGTGACACCATGTGATTCACATATGTCCTCGATGAAAATGGCGGAAGGATAAATCTTCTTAAACTTTTCGATAGGCGCATTAAGGCCGAGAAGATGTGTCACGAAAACAATGCGAATCTCTGGGTCCGGCACGAGCACACTTTCGTCAAAACTAAAATGTTCAAGCGAAATATCGACAAAAACAGGTTCGAGACCGAGTTGAATCACAGGTGACACATTTGTGACCCATGTATTTGCCGGAACGAGAACCTTTGAGCCGTTTGGAATTTTGTAAAGTTCCTTTAGGGCCGCGACGAGAAGAAGATTTGCCGTACTACCCGACGACACAAACAGTGAATGGCTGACACCTAGCCACTTTGACCACGCCTGTTCAAATTCTTTCACCTTGACCCCATTTGTGTATTTGTCCGACGTGAGTACGAATTTGACAAGACGTAATTTGTCCATAAAGGTGATCGAGTTTCTCATGAGCGGCCACCGCATTCCGTGTACAACAAATCATATGTTTAAGTACGTTCGAGAAATTCCCGTATGAAAGTGCCGTCTCCTATATGGACATTACCGTCAGATAATTCTCTTTTTAAAAACCCCTCTTCGTCGGTATATTTATCATAAATATCAAAAAATGTGAAATCATTGTCGGCACACTTTTCTTTGAGTTTTGAATTAAAATATAGTACATATTTTTTTCGTTCTTCGTCGTCGCCTAAAGGGTGAAGTTCATCGTGTGGGTCATACAAAATGGTACCTTTCTTAGACGGCGGGACTACATTATATATACAGACGCGTACTGTTAAGTCTTGGATCGAATGTCTGATAGCCTTCACGTAGTTGTTGATTAAACTGTCTATAACAGTTTGATATGTCGTCTCGTGATTTACATGTTTATGAACATGGCACCTACAGTCGATTTCGCCGAGGGCAAATATAACCGTATCACCGTCCTGTATACCGTACCCAGCTATAACATTTTCTCTATTCCCGAACGAATAACATAATAATGGACCCAGGTGATGGTCGACGACCCACGCTGGCCAAGAACCGTGAAGTTTAGTGGAATGACTGTCGCCGATAGTATGAATCGTCATTATAAAGATACAAGTATTATTTATACGAATGCGCATACTGGTTACAGGTGCATCCGGTCTTGTCGGCCTGGCGCTATGCTCGCTCGCCGGACCGGAATGGATTCCGGTAAGTTCCAAAGATGCAGACCTGCGCGACATTTCCCAAGTCGAAGACATGTTCAGGAAACACACGCCACTTGACGGAGTTGTGCATCTCGCGGCAAATGTCGGTGGCATGTTTAAAAATTTGAAAAAACCGGTCGATATGCTAGAGGATAATATTCTCATGAATACAAATATTCTCAAGGTGGCCCACAAAAACGGTATACAGCGGGTATTGTGCTACCTGTCAACGTGTGTATTTCCGGACCCGGCGCCACAGTATCCGGTCACGGCCGACATGCTTCACAAAGGTCACCCGCACTCGAGCGTAGAATCCTACGGTTTTTCTAAACGCATCATGGAGATTCACTGTCGGGCCTATCAGCGACAGCACGGCCGTGAATATTTTTGCGTCGTACCACCTAACATATACGGGCCGCACGACAACTTGAATATCGAAGAGGCGCATGTCATCCCGGCCATCATTCACAAGTGTATACTGGCCAAACATAACCAGACCCCACTCGTGATTGCCGGAGACGGAACCCCTATGCGCCAGTTTGTCTACAGTAAGGACATTGCTCGTCTGACACTATGGGCATTCACAGAGTACAGAAATATTCACGTACCACTCATTATGTGCCCACCGGGATGCGAGGTTTCTATTAAAAATATTGTCGACACGGTGGTTGATAACGTAGGTTTTACCGGACCGATCGAGTACGGTACAGAGAATGGCCAACTCAAAAAGACGGCCGACGAGTCCCAAGTGGCTAATATTATTGAATTTACCCCACTCGTGGATGGTATCCGGGAAACAGTCGAATGGTTTCAGAGTGTAATTGTACCCGGCGGAACAATGTCATCGATTCGAAACTGAGCCCCCTTTGGTCCGAACCATTTGGCGGGTGCGACACCGGGTGCGTCGCGCAGATATTTTGCCATCAGGTACGCGCTCAGCGACAATGACGAATTTGCAATGACAAATGCGTCACATAGGCTCATGAGCCACAAAGTGCGGACCGGATCCGGTTCGTCGACAAATACGGTGTCGCGCGTCTTCCACACGTCCCAGTGTTTGATGCCCCCTATGTCGTCCGAAAACACGAGAACCCTGCCAGGGGCTACATGGTTGAGTGCATTTTCATAGTACTCTTCTGTTAGAACGGTGTGAATGTCCGAAAGGGATAAGTAGTCCGTCCGGCGGACATGGACGCATATAGTTTTCTCACCTGACCGAAGTTCGTCATATTCTTTTTTCATAAAATCTACCCCGAGATTCGACTGGAGTTGTCGGATGATGTCACCCATCGAGTTCCAAAAATATTTATACGACTGGAAATATCCTTGAAGAAAAACGACACCTGCGCCGTTCACCGGAATTGGATCATAATAAAAATGAGGTTCTGTGTACATGGTACCATTCATTTGAAACACGGGCGAAGCGCGATTAACAAAATTTACATGATTGAAAATTTTGTCATACAGTGTAATGTTTCGAAACTTCTCGTAGTGATAGTCAGAATTGATATACATGTCAACGCCATTCTCCTTTGAAAGGGCAAAGGCCGTGTGGTGATAAAATAACAGGTTACCGAGTCCTCCCCCGTATGGGAGCGATACAACGGCCATGTATATATAGTTAACTGAAGTTGACAAGCTTTATATCTCCGAATATTCTAGAAAGGACATTTACACTCGCGGGTAATGGGACATCCGGTGTCCACGGGATCAACTTTGTTTTTCCGTCGTGGTGAATTCCATCACGTATGATGCGCTCGAATGTGTCCATGGTCCGTTCGGCGAAAATACCGACATCGGCGTGATGCGAATATGTGTTAATCTTGTTCAGAACGTGTTTGGCGTCTCCAAAACTCGTGAGATGCCATCCGGCGTACGTAAATCGGTTAAACGACCAGCGGTTGTCCCTAAAAAATGTCGGCCGGCGTGTTTTCATATCGGCGGCGGTCGTAATCACAGTTCCGAACCAAGGTTCACCAATGTGCAGATACTTGAATGAATATTCAAACATCCACATGTGGATGACGACCGGGAGAGTTTTCAATTGAATGCGCGCCAGGTCGGGTATTTCGTCCACGTCACTGAGCATGACGGTCACATCGTCCGGTACATCTGCGAGGCCGTGTACGATATAATCCCGTTGGAACTTTTCGCGCCCGAGGGCATTGGTATCCATGGGCATATCTTCCGCCCGGATAACAATGTGTGTGATCTTATGGAGCCACTGTGCATATCGCTGCTTGTTCCGTTCGAAGAATAGTTCCTTCGGAAGACCGACGTGGTTAAGTTCCGACTCGACGAGTACGAACCGGTCGACGTACGGATCAAGTACGGTAAGACGAAGCTCGAGAATATCGAGCTCGTTATAAAAAATGAAAGTATCAATGATCATCTAAAGTTACAGAGGTACTATAACTTTAGATGAGCCAGCTCGGTGCCGATAAATGGGTTCTGTCGGTCGTCCCGGAGCCGAGTTTTTACCTCGACATAGGGTGTCAAGATGGAACATTTCTGAGTAATAGCCTTTTGCTCGAACAGAATGGATGGAAGGGTATTTGTGTAGACGCCTTCCCTAAAAATTTTGACGACCGGAACACAACCGTGGTTAAAGCGGTTGTATATTCGTGCGACGACAAAGAGGTTGAGTTTTCGTATTCGGTCCAGGAACCTTGGTGTAGCGGCATTACGACCGAACTCGGTATGCACAAAGACAACTTGTTCAAGTATACGACCATTCAAAAACACATGTTCAAGACGCGGACGCTCGAGAGTATTCTCGTCGAGTACGATGTGCCGTCCGAAATCGGATATATGAACCTTGATATCGAAGGTGCCGAGTACGAAGTCCTCCGTGTATTCCCGTTTGATAAATATACATTCAAGTGTATTTCGATCGAACATAACTTTGAGGTTGAAAAGCGAAACAATATTTTCAAACTTCTGGTCTCGAAGGGGTACCAGCTCGTCAAGACGGTCCATGTGGATGACTGGTATTGCTTAAAGTCTGACTGAGTATAAAGTGTAATGACCCGCGCGGCAATTATTACAGGAGTCGCGGGCCAAGATGGGTCGTACCTGGCCGAACTACTTCTCGAAAAGGGGTATACGGTGTATGGGTTCATGCGTTTTTCGAGTCACACCAAGGCGACACCGATCCATCCTAGATTCAACCTTGTGCGAGGAGACGTGACTGACCCCCATTGTGTATCAATGCTCTTACATACAGTCACGGTGGATAAATCATGGGAACGGATCGAGGTGTATAATCTCGCGGCCCAATCCCAGGTTCAAGTTTCGTTTCAACAACCCGAGTGGACGACGCGTGTAGACGCACTCGGCCCTCTGAACATTCTCGAGGCGATTCGACAATCGGGTGATCGGCGTATTCGATTTTATCAAGCGGGAACGTCCGAGATGTTTGGCAAAGTTCAAGAGATGCCCCAGAAAGAAACAACTCCGTTTTATCCTCGTAGTCCGTACGGGTGCGCAAAGGTGTACGCGTACTGGATCACGAAAAACTACCGAGAGGCCCATGGTCTGTATGCGTGCAACGGCATCCTATTCAACCACGAGTCTGAACGCCGCGGAGAAGAGTTTGTTACACGCAAAATTACAAAGGCGATCGGGTCTAAGAAATTTCCAATCAGACTCGGAAATCTGGAAGCACGGCGTGATTGGGGCTACGCACCCGATTATGTCGAAGGAATGTGGCGCATGCTCCAACTTGACGTACCGGATGATTATGTCGTATCGACGGACGAAACACACACAGTCCACGAATTTATCGAAAAAGCGTTTGGGCACACGGGGACCAAACTCGTGTGGGACACGGATGGTACCGGGCGAAATGTACTGACGGGTGAGGTACTCGTCGTCCGGGATCCGGAATTTTATCGTCCGGCCGAAGTCGATACGCTCATCGGGGATTCTACAAAGTTTCGTCAGGTTTCCGGGTGGAAACCGACCGTCACGTTTGACGAACTTGTGCAGCGGATGGTTCAGCATGATTCATCATCCTGATCTCCTCTTCGAGGGACACGTCGTCGATGCGACAATAGGCCGCTTTGAGTCCGAGTAGACGACGCAGTTCGTGTCGATTCAGGAACCTAAAAAACTTTTGTTTCTCTTTGATGTTCCTGAATGGCATTTTGCGATCTTTGAGGGCTTGGCACACGGGCCACGTCGCACCGCGCAGCTCGTACAGCTCGGCTTCGTGGGCGTCTAACCTAGGAAGAATGTTCTCGCGGATAAGACGCTCCATATACATATAGATTTCGTGTCGTTTATGTGTATGGAGACACTCGGACTCTTTTGGCACACGCGCAAGCTGACCTGGACCCAAAAGGTTCAGTTGGCACTGGTGGCACAACACGCTGCCGGTGATGCGCTCGCCATCTCGGTCCTAATAGGCCACGCCGCCCTTCTTCAACACCATAAGACCCATGGTGATCATGGCCAAGCCGACGTACTGACTCCAGTGGTTGAGACGCTCGCCCAGAAAGATGTACGCCGCCATGGATTCGAGCAGGCCAGAGAGGCCATCCCACATCGCATTCGTGAACAGGACGTTGCCTTGTTTGAGAGCAGCGATGAGGAAGTATATGACACCGGAATATCCAGCGAGACCGCCGAAAAGATTCGCGAGCTTTCCTCCGCGTGCAAAGAACTTCAATTGAAAGTCTCCAATTATTTCGAAGAGTGATACGAGTAAGATGTTCATTCCTGGTATGGGCCAAGAATTTAAAGGTCTTGTGTGCCTAAGGTGTAATGTTCACCGTCGGTAAATTTAAGGTCGATATCTTGGCCGACGACCAGTACATAGGTGCGTGCCTAAGTCGCGGCCACGAATGGGACGCCTGGATGCGTCAGGATCTTCCGCACCTCGTGAAACCCGGTATGGACATTCTGGACATCGGTGGTAACATTGGCTGGAATGCACTCATGTTTTCGGATTACGGTCCGGTCCATACATTCGAGCCATTGTACCACTCGATTGCTCAAAAAAATGTCGACCAAAACACGACCACGTGGCCCATCACAGTTCATCCATACGGCCTCTCGTCCAGCGAAGCTACCGTGCCTATATACCAAGAACGGCACAATGCGGAATCGACGTGTAACTATGGTGGATCGACTCTCGCGCCACACGACGTTACCGGGTACGACCGCGTGGCCGACATCCGGGTCAAGCGACTCGACGATGTTTACACCGGTACACCCTGTCTTATCAAGATTGACGTCGAGAACCACGAACTCGAAGTACTCAAAGGGGCGGCCCAAACCATTCGAAAACACCTACCGCACATGTATGTCGAAATTTTCGATTTCGACGACGGCCCGGTTCCTAAATTTATCAAGGAACTCGGATACACACAGGTGGTCAAACGACCCGAACACAACTATCTCTTCGTTTCTCCCCTAAAGACGTGAGGTGCCTAGTACGTAAATGGGGGACACAATCACGTCGCGTTTTATTCAGAAGTTTGACTGCGCCAACGAGTCTCACGTGAAGTGGCTCCAGAAGATGACTGTGCTCGCCCCGACCCTCGGCGACCCGACGGCCCGGAACCAGATTGTCGACGAGATTAATGCCAATCCGATGAACCTAAAAGTTACGACGGTCGAGGCGCTCGACTGGCCGCACATTCATTTCGTACTCGCGACGGCCTACGCAACCAAGGTTCTGACCGGCAAGGCGTACATTCCTCCGGCACGTGCGTAAATTTTCTGTGTCCAAAGTAAAGATGGTCGGAACTCCTACTGGATTTCTAAACTCCAAGCGTCGCGTCATTACCCGTACGGCCGCAGGTAAGTACGTTGCGCGTACGGCCGCGGGTGGTCTGGCGTACAACCCCAAGGCGAAGTTCCACAAGAGCCCGGGCGGTACCGAGCGCGCGACCAAGTATCTAAAGAACCTGATGGTGATTCCGTCGCCGATCCGCCCTAAGTTTAACCGCAAAGAGCGCGCGAACACGGGGGCTAAGCGTGCTCCGTACGCCAAGCGCGTCCGGGGCGTACGTGTCCTGCCCGTCAAGCGCCGCGCGTACATAGCAGAGATGTTTGAGCGTGCGTCCTAGAAAAAATAATGTAACTACATACTAAATGCCATCTCCCAAACGCGCAAACTATAATAACAATAAGGCCTTTGAGAATGCGCGCGCAAACTATAACCGTAAAGGTAAACGCGCTGCGTCCTCGCCGCTCAAGCTCACGAATGCCATCGGACACATGAACAACATGCTCAACAAACTGAGCCTTGCAAATCTGTATCGTCTGCGTCTGTCGAGCAAAGCGATGCGTAACAAAATCAACGCGTCTGGTATGATAGAGAAGAAGATTCCGGCGGCTCAGCGGGCCGAGGTTCAGAAGCGCGCACGCAATCGGCTCAAGAACCCCAGCTATAAATACCTCAATGTGAACCAGTGGCGCCGACAAATGTTCCCCGAACATAGCCTCGGTCTACACCCGACCGTCGGTGTTACGAGCCGGCTGACGACGCATCATCGCATGGGTGAGCACATTCGTAATTTTGCCGGTCGGACGTCTCGCGGCGTTCTGCCCAAAGTACACAAAAATCTGTACGCCACATGGGCGCTGGAACATAATGAGGGTCGGCCGTACGTGCCGAACAACCGGAACAAACAGGCGGTCGCGCGCGCCCTCATCGCCGCGTTCCGCAAACGCAAGGCGGCTCGGCGCTAAATCAAATTGTACAGGTGGGTAAGCCGCTCGGTATACAATCCGTACGGGACCTCGAGTGACACCAGTTCGCCACTGATTCGAAACCCGTCACTCGTCTGTACCAGTTGACTGATTGTCACCATGTCGAGGTAGGCCTCGACGCAAAAAACTTTGAGAGCCTCCATTTCCCACGTGTTGATATCAATCAGAGATAGGTCTTCGCCGACCGGGGGCCCACCGTCGAGCTGAAAATCAAACATTGTCGGTGAAGGCCATTCCTTTTTCTGGCGCACATGTCGTTCGATCATGTGCGCCATAAGAAGCGCATCCTGTCGTCGCCGGAAGACAACGGTGGCCGTTTTCATATTTTCGTTCGATGTCCGCCACGCAAACACCGAATTTGCATTACTGTGCAAAGTAAAAACCTTTTTAGGCTTTTGGTTGGTTCGCGGTACACGCGTAGGCGGACGTGCGATGGTCAACATCCCTTTTACGTTGAAACGTGGGGATTCTTTACGTAGCGATCAGCGACGCTGTCCGTCTCCTGACCCTTATAGCCCGCGTACGATTTCGTAAGGATGAGCCATAGGGCGACGAAGCCTGCTGCGGTCAGAAGTGGGCCAGATTTCATTTACTCTAACCAAACATTTTCATTCACCTGAGATGCGTGTCCAAAAATCTTCAATCTTGTGTGGCTCCTCGATGACGGGTGGCTTTTTGTTCTTCTCGGCCGCGGCGACATCCGCGACCGCCTCGGCTTCGGCTGCCGTGACAGCAGCCTTGGCTTCTTCGGCCTCGGCCTCAGCCTCCTTTTCGAGTTTTTTCAGTTCGTACATGATATCGGCCAACGAAAGTCGGTCGCAGATATCATCCACGTCGATGTCGCCCCCTTTGGCGGCGAGCATTTCGGCAAAAACACGTTTCGGACGAGTCATATCTCTCATGGTCGGAGATAAAAGCTCGTTTTATCGGACGCGCTCAGGGCTTTTTTAAAATCAGGATTGTTGAGTACGCACTCGCGTATCAGAATCCATAGGTCCGAACGGTCCGAAATACCTTCGAGCGTGTCCCATCTCATTTCGGTATTTTCGTCGTGATTCTTTTTGAACGGAACTTGGTTCGTTTCCATTTTGGTCCGTTGGTCATTAAATTTTTCTATGACGTCCGTCTGCTCGACGGCCGACATGGGAAGATCGAGAACGTATACGTGGTAGACACTTATGGTATCGGCATCGGCCTCTGTGTCCCCTGGACCCTTGTAATCGGTCGAGAACCGAAAGTATGTATAGGCACCACGTTTCATATCTATAGTTCCCCTGGTCTCTTCGTGAAGTTCACGGACGGCACACCGTAAGGGGTTATAGACTTCGCGGCGGCGACACCCGCCTGTGACAAACGTCCACTCTTTGTATCGTCGGTCGTGTACGATGAGCATGTGTGGTCGGTTACCGATCATCGTCACTGGAATAGCTATCGATTTGTGTCTCTGACGTAGATGCGGATCGGCCATGGCGGTCGCCCTCTACCATGGGGCCTTCAAAAAAATTAGCCATTGTACGCGTGGACGGATCGTACGTAATCAGGAACAAAAGCCCGATGAGCAATACCCATCGCCAAATCTGCATCCCTATTAAGTCTACTTAAAATATTTATTGACGGCTTTGTTAACGTGATTCTTCGTAACGAATTTCATCGATTGACCGGTTGAAGCGTTTGCCCGGACCGCGTTACGATGCTGCATGTTCATCCAGGCATGTTCGCGGACATTGCTCTTTGACCACGTCGGGTAACGATTGCGGTAATTTTTAACGAGAGCATTTGCCATACCCTGGCGGCGATCCATCGTTATATTGACGCACTTTTTTTTAAGAGCTGTAGAGCAGAGCGCCCATACCAGCCTGAATACGAAGCACGTTATAGTTTACGGCGTACAGGTATGCCGCATTGGTATTCTGGGAGTTCTGGTTCAGGGTCTTGACGCTGATGGTCGAAGGGGTCACTATGCGGTAGGTGTCGATGCGCGAAAAGTTGAGCGTACCGGTCGGCTGTAGCTTGGCGGTGTCGAGGCAGAACGGCACGATCGCGACGTTCGACACGGCACCGAAGGGTGCGTAGCCGTTCGGCGTGTGGTAATACTGGGTCGCGTCCACCCAGTTGATCAGCGCCTTGGACTCACCAATGTCCACGCCGTTCACCTGCGCCTTGAACTGAAGCTGGGACGCCGCCGACGCGCTCGAGTTGTACACCGACGTGTAGCTGTTGGACGAAAACGCCAGATACTTGATCGGGTGGGCAAAGGCGAGCTCCATCACCGGCGTGGCCGGGATGAACTGGCGCTGGACCTGGGTGATGAGCATGTCCTGTGCGTTCTTGGCAAAGTAATCACGCTCGGACTGATCGAG